GCCCCTTTTTGCCCCTGCGGTGAAAACGTCCGATGCTCGTAACTCTATGATGGCGTTGGTTGCGGGGGGTGGATTTGAACCACCGACCTTTGGGTTATGAGCCCAACGCACACCGCGCACTACTACCTTCAATCTCAATCACTTACGAAACCCACTGCGAACACTTGCGAACAGAACTCACTGAATCGCAAAGTCGCTGGCAGAGAAATACTCGTCCAACATTTCGGGCACCCTCCGCGCATCCTCTGTCAATAGATGCGTGTAGCCCATTGTGGTACGACCGTTGACGTGGCCGAGGCGCTCCATCCTGGTTTTGAGTGGAACGCCGAGCTGATCCTGTGCCGTGGCATTGCCATGCCGGAAAGCGTGCAGTCCACCCTTGAGTCCAAGGGCTTCGACTGCCGGGCGAATGACCCGATGGGCGAAGTTGTCGGGATGCAACCGCTTGCCTTCCTTGGTCAGAAACAGCGGCCCATCCTGGCCGCCAGATCCAATCAATCCCCGCAGTGTAGCCGCGAGACTGACCGAGATCGAGAACGTCCTGGGCCGCGTGCTCTTGGTGTTGGTGATGTATTTCCCCGAACGGCTGCGCCTAACCTCCACGAAGCAACGCTCGAAGTCCACATCTCCTATATTGAGGGCGCACAACTCGCCGCGGCGGATGCCGGTTTGAACCAGGAGCCATAACGCTGGCCGATAGTGCTCATCCACCATGGCGATGATTCGTTGCACGTCCTCTTTGCTAAACACAGGCTGTTCTGGCGCCGACCACTCGGGAAGAACAATCCCCGCGAACGGATCGTGCGCCACGTAGTCCCATGCCTTCGCTGAGTTCCACATGATTCTTAGGGTCCCGACCAAGTTCTTGACGGTTTTCGGATTGAGCTTGCAGCCGGCAATAAACGACTGCACCAGCTCTCCCGTAAAGTCCTTCATTGTCACCGCACCCAATGCTGGTAACAGGTGCTTCCGCAACTGCGACTTGATGGGCGGCTGCGATGATGGTTTCAGGTTTGGCAGAACCAGCCTCAGCCACTTCTCTGCAAACTCAGAAAATTTCGCCACCGGCCGAGGCCGATAGGAAACGTTGTTGATTGTTGTTAGCTCATCCTCCATCGCTCGGAGAGCAAGCCGTCTCGTTGGATAATCCTTTAGAGTGCCTATGCAATGCCAGCCCAGAACGCGCTTGATCTGCCCGTCCTGAATGACATCTTCTCTCCATCGTCCTATCCAGCGATCCCCCCTTAATTCCAGGTGTCCACGTTGAAATCTCCTCCTCGCCATCCGCTGAAACTCTCCTCTCAGCGGAAGACCGGAGTTCGCCTCGGACATTACAATAGCCCCATCCTGCGGGGCCATCAACGGGTTTTGTCTGAGGCTTCCCATTTTTCTATTCGCTCGCCACTGCTCTGTCACCGTTCCGGAATCACCTATTTACCGAACACGCTGATACGCTCGTTCTTCCCTTGCCATGCAACCACTTACCGCCCTCGGCGGTGGCTGGTTTTTGGAATGCGGGCTTTGGCTGACACATCCGACACTTCCTCCTATATAGGGCGTCTACGCGCGCGTAACGGGGATAACCGGAGAATGTGTCGGATGTGTCAGTACATCTTGTCGAAGCGCGATTCCGACGAAACCCCTGGTTCCGGCTGCTCCACGTCGTTCCGACTGAATGCCCCTGGCCTGCAGCCCTTGCGTAAACCGCTTCTGGGTTCCCGAATGCTCACCGGTTCGATCGCTCCATTGTTGCCAGTCAGCAAACAGCGCTGCTCCTGCAGTCCAATAACCGTCTTCAACACAGCAGCGGTCCTCAATCCAGCGACCAACAGCGTCCTCCGCGGCTAGATAATCGGACGTGGCACTTCGGACGATGCCTGGCGAGTTCAATCCATCCCGCTGCCAAGCGAGGCAGCCCCCGATCGCCCATTGGAGAATGCCCGGATATTCCGTCTTGAGCTTTTCGGCGAGGTCAGCGTCTCGCTCCTGTTCGCCGATGGTGACAGTAAATGGAATCAGGTGCAGCCGGCGCCGGATCGCTTCGTCCACTGAGCGGAGTCCCGGCTTGTGATTGCCGGCCACGATTAACTTGAATTGCGGAACGTACTGGAAAAAGTCCTGTCGCATGAATCGGGCTGTGATCGGATCGCCGCCAGTCAGACTTTTGATCTTTGCTTCAGCCCACCAACGGCCATCTTCGGTCTCAATCGCGGTCACGAAGCGAGCGCCGCGGAGTCCTGCCAGGTCGGTTGGATGTTGGTCAGTGCTACTCGCTGTGAAAGCCGACGCAGGAGCGGTTTTGGCGTAATCACCGAGTAGTCCCGCGAGGGTGGAAAGAAAAACACTCTTGCCGTTTGCTCCAGTGCCGTAGAGGAAAAACAGGGCGTGCTCGCGTATGCAACCACTCAAACAGTAGCCGACGACTCGCTGTAAGAACTCTTGTAGTTCGGGGTTGCCATCGGTAACGCGGTCAAGGAAGCGCCGCCACATCGGGCATTCTCCGCCAGAACCAGCCGCCGTGATCTTGGTGAGGTATTGCTCGCGCAGGTGGCTCAACAAGTCGCCTGTGCGAAGGTCAACGGTCCCCGCCGGGGTGTTAAGCAGCCACGGATCCGCATCCCACTGCCCAACCATTGCTGCGTGCCGACGGTCTGCTCGGGCGAGCCGTTCGATGGCAGCAACCGTTTGGGCTGCTGCAATCTTCATGGCAGCGCGTACCTCGGCGGCTCCGCATTCGGCACTCGCACGCCGGCAGATGGCGCGGCATCGGTCGAAAACGAATAACGTATCGTCTTCGCGCCAGCGTGTGTTATCCCAACACATCCACCGCCCCCATAAAGCGACATAGCGAAGATCGGCTTCATATTGGCGCGAGAAGCGCAGAGCTAGTGCTTCCTCAGAAAAACGCGGTGGTAACGAGTCGCGCCCTGTAGCAACGGCAGACAACGTCAGGGCCTCTTCTGCCAGTGCGGACGCACTGACGGTACCGTCCAGGGAAAGGCACTGCACTCGCTCGGCACCCTTGGTGAAGCTCCTGCGCTTGGCCGCTTCTTGGATGGTGGCAACATAATGAGCCACATGTTCGGGAAGTGGTACGGCGCCATCAATCAATGAAGATAGGTATGCGACATCGCCGACGCGCTCCAATTCATCGCGGAGGGCGAGACATTCGGAAAGCAACAGCATGTCGATCGGCCTGCCCGATTCCTGCAAGTCAGACATCGCAGCGTAGATTCGGCAATGTGCGTCCAGAGAGAAGTCGCCGCTGCGGAGCACTGCAACGTGTTCCCAAACGGCGTTATCCACCAGGACAGCACCAAGTACGCCACGCTCTATGTCAAGACTCATTGGCGATCCTTCAGATATTGGCATTTGTCATTTCCTTAATGTCGCTCGCCTTTCCGTGGCAGGAACCGTTGCGCGCCCAAAACAAAACCCACGCCCTAGAGCGTGGATCGTGTTGGTATCAGACTTCTTTACCGCAATCGCTACTTCTTCTCGTGGCACTGTGATTCCATATCACCCAGGAGTCGCCGAAGCGCGTCACAGGACACGAGCACGCGACGTCCAATGCGGACGACATCTAGCTGACCTGATCGAATCAGGTCTTCTAGTTTTCCCAGACTGATTGAAAGTGTGTGCGCCGCTTCAGTCCTCGGGAGCAGCAGTTTCTCGGGCGAAAATTGATGATGCATTTCCAACATCCGAATCTCCTTTTGAGCAACACAGTGTGGCATTGGCTGGCCGTTGGGGGTGGTCTAGCGTCAGTTATCGACCAATTGCAAGCCGACATACCCCCCGGAAGAGCGGACTTCAAGTCTCTTGGGACTTTCAGGCATCAGACACCACCGACCACGGAGGTAAACGAGCCGTGCATTTTCCGCAATGCATATTTTCCGCGCCTCGCCTAGGGTTACATGCGTATGAATGTTCTTGTCGCACCGTGCGGGAGGCTTTGAGTAAAATTCCCAAGCCCTCGCTTCCACCTGCGATAGAAAGCAAACTTCGGTTTCGAGCGTCGCCATTTTGATACACCTCTACCCAGTCGCGTCAGCACGTTAGAACATCGGTGCTTTCCGGTTATGTACGACCGAACGTCTAGGATGCCTCGAATGTATCTAGGTGAGTAAATCGGGGTCAATTGTCCAACATCAAGAAGAGTGGAGCTAACTCATAGCGGTTTCAGTGGCTTAGGGGTTGATTAACTTGAAAATGCAGGCTCGCAGCTTAAGACCGTGCATTTTTCTTGTGCAGCCTCGCTCGCTCGTGAGCTACTAGTGTCGTAGAAATACCATGCCGCTCGGCAACAAAAGTCAAGAGCACTTCATGCACAGAAGGCAAATGCTCGTTTTTGTCTCCCTTCGGGAGCTTATAGCAATTGTCATAGGCCGCCGCCAGCTCCACTAGCACGCTACGCTCGACCGGTGTGTTTATCTCGCTGACAAATTTATCTGCAGCGTTCTCATGAAGCGGAATTCCGCGCTTCTTGGCGCACAACTCGTGCCAGTGCTTCCATAACCAGCGAATGAACACAGCGAACTTTTTGTATTCATCGGAAGGGTTTGATGCCGCAGAGTCAGTAGATCCCTCGGCCACATTATGCGACAAGCCTTTGGCGAAGGCTTCCAGGAAGTGGTCGCCCTCGGGTCTCGGTATTCCTTGTCTCGCTGCCAAGGTGGGCTTGGGTGTCCTCCTGGTCGTTTTGAGTGAATCGAGTTCTATGGCAGCCCAGAATGCCCGCTTCTTCGAGTCAGTCTCTGGGGAGTCTTTCGTTAGCTTCCAGTGCTCTTTGAGCCAGTACTCGGCGCTTTTTTTCTTTTGCGAGCGCTGTTGCGCCCCCCAGCGACCGAGCACCAGGTCCGCGATGAAGTCATTCTTCCAACCGCTATACGACCATTCGACTGGGTAATTACTCTCAAACTCCAGAAGTAGATCAGCCAGTTGAGTGCCGCTGGTAGTCGACCTGCACGTGGAGAAGAAAGTGCCACACGCCCATATGTTGGGAATTGGATCGGTAGAAGTCCGAAACATCTCTGGGCCAGGAAATCCAAGTCTCAGGGTTGGGTTGCCCTCATTTGCGGCCTGAAGAAATCTGGGTAGCCTATCGGTACCGCATGAGAGACAAAGCGCCGTTTGGTTTGCGCGCAGGGGCGGATGCATTATTTGACCGAATGCAAGGGCGCCAGCAATGTCGCCGGCCCACGCTTCGCCCTCGGCGACTTCCTGGTTGCACCAACAGCAGAAGCGCTTCGTCACGGCTCGTATGCAGGGCTTTGGACCCGAGCGCCGGCCGTTTTTGGAGCGTGATGCTCGCCGGTGCTTCATGGCGCTGATCATCCGTGGATGTTTCATTGTTCTTCCTTGTAAAACCTGGCTGCGTCATTTCTACCGTCGTCGAGAATTGCTGGCGCAATGGGATCAATTTAGCCAAGCGCGCCGCGCGCTGGCAATGGCAAAATGGTCTGACCGTCCACAACTTAGTCAGTTTTCTATTGACAACAAAACCGAAACTGTTTAGATTACGTGGCGTGAAGCAATCTCAGATTGCCGAAGTGATGTCTTGGATGGGGAAACGCAGCTATGCCACCCGAGTGCAGCGTTTCGGCATTGAACGGATACGAGAAATCGCCCGTCAGAATGGGAAGAAGGGCGGGCGACCGCGCAAGGAGCAGAAGACAACCAAGCTTTAGAGCGCGTCGTGCCGGTGCGACTAACACCAGCACGACGCTAACCAGGGCACCTAACAAGGAGGCACCCAATGGCTGTACATGACCGTAACACCGCATCATCCCACGCTCAAGAACCACCCCTCACCATTGCTCGCGTCGCTCTGTACGCGCGCGTTTCTACACTCAACGGGCAAGATCCCGAGATGCAGCTCTCGGAACTCCGGGAGTACGCTTCCCGCCGCGGCTGGACCGTCACCACCGAGTACGTCGATCAGGGTGTATCCGGCTCGAAGGAATCACGTCCTGAACTGAATCAACTCATGGCCGACGCTCTCCGGCGAAAGTTCGATGCCGTGCTCGTTTGGAAGATCGATCGCTTCGGTCGTTCGCTGAAGCATCTGGTCAACGCCCTCGCGGATCTTTGCTCCTACGGAGTTGCATTCGTCAGCTTCCGCGACAACATCGATCTCTCGACTCCTTCCGGTCGCCTGATGTTTCAGATCATTGGAGCAATGGCGGAGTTTGAGCGTTCGCTCATCCAGGAGCGCGTTAGGGCCGGGCTGCGAAATGCACGGGCGAAGGGGAAGAAGTTTGGGAGGCCGCGCGCCTCGGTTGACGCTGACCGCGTGTTTGCACTACGCCGCGAGGGGCTTTCGTGGTCTCAGGTATGTCGAACCCTCAATGTGAGCAAGGGGAGCGCCCAGCGATCGGTTGCGCGCTTGCCCAAAAGCAATGTCCTGGTGGGTAGTGACGTGTAGCGTGGCGGAAGTACCGAATTCAGTCTGGTCGGAGCATCCGGATTGGGGAAGAGGTGATCTTCGACGGAGTTGCCGACCATCGGCAAAAGCTCTGGATGCACAGAGGCAGTACATGAACCAATTGCTGGCAGCGAAACCAGCCTCCGAGTTCACTCAGGGAACTCCATCGGGCTGGGTATCGGGCCACCAGAACCTATCCAATA